CGTAAATGATTTCTTGCATCACTTCGGTAGTCATCAAAGGGATTGATGCCAACTTGGTTAGTGATTCGCGCAACCCGTTGCTGTCGCTGTTGCGGTAGGTTTCTTTCAGGTCATCAACTGCATAGAAAACTTCGTCATAACTGTAACGCCCTTGCGCTAGTAGTTCTGCGCTGTGGTCGCGATGCCATTGGTGGATTGTCTCGCGGTGTTCTGGGCGTGGGTAAAACAGGTGTTCGAGTTCGCTATAAACCTGGTCAAACAAGTCTTCGGGGTTGATCCCTAAACCTGCTAGGTGTTCGGCGTTGGTTTCTTGCCATTCTTGCCATTCAGCCATTGCTTCGGGTGTGCGATCAGCAAATTCAATTGCTTTGACGTGTGCGCGGTATTCGTTTAGTAATTCTTTTAGGTCGGCCATTATGTCTTTCCTTTCATTTGGCTTGGTAAAAGTCTAAGGGTTTTGTGCTTGGTTGTGTGACATTTTTGATAACTTTTTGGTCAAGGTAGAATTGACCTATGGCCGATTTCGAAGTTTATGTTCCGCAGGTGCGTAATGATCGCGGAATTATCGGGGTTGGTGCTAACGATTTTTTGGCTTCTGACTTGCGCAATCTTCAACGGGTTTTGAAACAGATTGACCCTGAGCTTCGTAAGCAGTTGTTACGTGATGCTAAGGCTGTCGGTAAGGAAGCTGAATCAATTGTGAAACCGGCTTTGCCTACTGCTTCACCGCTTTCTTCTAAACGCCCAAGTCAGGGTGCTTATGGTTGGAACACGCAGGAAAGTAAAGGCAAAAGAGTTGCGCCTAACAAAACGCAAGTCAGGTTTAGAACTGCTACTGGTGGCAATACCGCTGGTGCAACAACCAGCCTGGTTTCGGTTCGTGTGGTTGCTCCGATGACTGTTATCGCTGACATTGCTGGCAGGTCTGGTGCGTGGGTTGGTAAAGGCAACAAGGGTTCAGGTTACTCTCGCCCTTATAGGGATCGTTACGGCAACATTAGGATTCACAAATTGAATGGTCAGGGTCAGGCACTTATTGCTGGTTTGGGTGGTCGTGGTTCGCGGTATGCGTGGCCAGCGTTTGAATCTAATCAGGCTAGGCTGTCGAACAGCGTTCAGGATGTTGTTCAAAAGTATGTGCAAATTGCTAACAGAAGGTTTAACTAATGGCTATTATTCTGCCTATTGCAACAAAGTTTAACGATTCAGGAATCAAGAAAGCCCAATCATCTTTTGGTGGTTTGGGTGGTTCCATTAAGAAACTTGTTGGTGTTGCTGCTGCTGGTGCTGCTGTTGGTTTGATGGTGAAGGGTATTGGTGAGAGCGTTAAGGCTGCTGCCGAAGATGCTAAGGCTCAGAAGATTTTGGCTGATCAGTTGCGGATTACAACTGGGGCAACTAATGCACAGATTAAAGCTTCGGAAGATTTTGTGACCAAGCTGAGTTTGCAAACCGGACAACTCGACGACAATCTCCGTCCGGCTCTAACCAACGCCGTTCGTGGCACAGGGTCGTTGGAAAAGGGTCAGAAACTTTTGGCTATCGCCCTTGATGGTGCGGCGGCTTCGGGTAAGCCTGTTGAAACAGTTATGGCGGCGTTGATTAAGGCGCAAAATGGTAACACTACTTCGCTTTATAAACTCGCCCCAGCAGTCGGAAAAGTTAAGGGCAGTCTTGATGATTACGCTGAATCTGTTAAAGGTATGGCGGCAGCAAGCGCAAACCCTTTTGATAAGTTCAAGGTTGCCATTTCAGAAATGAAAGAAGCAATAGGTGGAGCGTTGCTACCTGTTCTAAGCAACCTTGCCACCGCGCTTCTACCGATCATCAACTTGCTTGGGCCGATGTTGGGTAAAGCTGTTGCGGCGTTGCAACCTTTGTTTGATGCCATTATTGCTGTGCTACCTGGTTTGATTGATGCTTTTACTCCTGTGATTGAAATTGTGGGGATGCTTGCTGGCACGATTGGCAAAGTGTTGGGCGATACGATTACGGCAATGTTGCCAACGATTACTTTGCTGGCAAATGTGATTAGTGATTATTTGGGTGTTGCGTTGCCCCATATCTCCAAATTGTTTGAAGCTTTGTTGCCCGTAATTTTTCCGTTCATTGATGCGTTGCTAAAAATTGTGCAAGCAATTTTGCCAATCATCCCACCAGTCTTGCAACTGGTTATGGCGTTTATGCCGTTGGTCACTTCGATTCTGCCACCGCTAACAACGCTGCTGTTAGCCCTTGTTCCAATCATTACTCTGGTTGCCAACCTGTTCACAACTTTGCTAACACCCGTCATTGACATTGTGGCAATGCTTGCGAAATGGTTGGGCGAGATTCTTGGTGAACGAATCAACTTCATTGTGACCCTAGTAAAAGGTTTGATGCCCGTATTCAAAACAGTATTCACCTTCATTGGTGATTTTGTGAAAGGCATTTTTGAAAGCGTAATCAACGGCTTCAAAGGTTTTGTGAACTTTCTCATTGATGCAATCAACGGCGTTATTGGTGGTTTGAATACTGTCCTTGATGGTGTGGCTATCGCTACCGCTGGCACAGTAAACCTACAAATTGACCCGATCCCAAAGCTTGCTAAGGGCGGTATCGTGATGCCGTCACCTGGTGGTTCGATTGTGAACGTTGCCGAAGCAGGGCAACCAGAAGCAATCATCCCACTAAACAAGATGGGTTCTTTGGGTGGTTCGACTTACAACATCACAGTCAATGCCGGTGCAGGTGCTAACGGCGGAAGCATTGGAACAGAAATTGTGAACGCTATCAAAGCGTTTGAGCGTTCAAATGGTAAGGGGTGGCGTTCGTGACCCAACCAGTTACTAAGGTTGAATTTGGTTTCACACAGGCTTCCGTTGGCGTTTACACGTTCCTAGATATCACTTCGTATGTGCGTTCTGTTGATGTTTCTCGCGGTTTGTCACGCGACTTAGATTCGTATTCGGCAGCAACTTGCAACGTTGTTTTGGATAACCGCGCAAGAGCTTTTGACCCTTCTTACGCTTCGTCACCTTTTTATGGGCAAGTGAAACCACAGGCCGCTGTTCGTGTCAGCACAAATGGTGTGGTTGTGTTTACGGGTTACATTGATTCTTGGGCTTTCGATTACTCCATTGTTGGTGATCAGACAGCAACCTTTAACGCCCTTGATGGCACTACCCGTATTGCAAACGCTAACGTCACACCACAGGCTTTTTCTGCCCAGTTCGCTGGGGCGCGTATCGCTTCGGTTGCTTCTTCCACCGCTGTTGCCTGGTCGGGTGGAACTGTGTTGGATGCTGGTCAGTATTTGTTGGACACCGACATTGTGGGTGCGGATGTTTCGGCTTGGGATTACATTCAGCAGGTTGCCGCTTCTGATGGTGGTGCGGCGTTCATTGATGCTTCGGGTGAACTTGTTTTCAAATCGGGCGCAACTTCGGAATACCCTTCAACACAAACAACTTTCCGCTACAACGTTTGTAAAAACCCTAACTTTGAAACAGTTACCACAAATTGGAGTGGCGGTATTCGTCAGCTTGATGTTGTGTATAAGGGATCGTATGCGTATCAGGCAAGCAATGTTTTGACACCGATGGTTTACAGCGAAACGGCGGCAACTTATGTGACCCGTTTCCCTTATGTGTTTAGCTTTTATGTTTTGGTGACTGTTGCTGGTTATGTTGATTGGGTTGCAGGTTTTGTGACTTCTGGTGTGGTTGATGACAGGGTTACCGGTTCAACCTATGTTGCGGCTAACACTTGGACACGCATCAGCGCACTTTCTACGCCAACTGTTGCTGGTGAAGATGCTTCAATTCGTATTTCCAAAGCAGTCACAGGTGGCAACCTTTATGTTGATGCGGTTCTGATTGAGCAAACAAGTGCGTTGGGTGAATTTTTTGATGGCACTTATGGGCCGACAGACACCGCAACAGTTGCTTACACAGAATCTTGGGATGGCACTTCGGGCAGTTCCACCAGCAAGCTCACCATTGTTACAACTTACCCACCGAATAGTTCAACAAACATTGCTTTGAGTGATGCAGGTGGCACAGCAATCCCTTACACAAACATTTCTGTTATTTACGGATCGGAACTGAACTACAACAAAACGATTATTTTGCGTCAGGTCACTTCGACTGGTGGCACAGCCACTAACGCAACGAATGGTTCGGCGTATGGGATTAGGGTTTACTCGCAGACTGATTCGTTGATTGGGTCGGATGCTAACGCGCAAGCTTTGGCGAACTATTATTTGGGCCTTTATGAAGAACCTGAGTTGCGTGTTCAGTCTGTGTCTGTGGATTTGCACGCTATTTCGAATGAGCAACAGCAAGCAATTTTGGCGCAGGACATTTATACGGGTGCTGTTGTGACTTTCACGCCTGGTGGTGTTGGTTCGGCGATTACGAACACGCAAAAAATTATTGGTATCAAACATCAGATTGGTGTTGACACGCACCGGTTGGAGTTGAACCTGTCGGCTAATGATGACAAGTTTAGGTTGGATAACAACCTTTTGGGTGTTCTTGACCAAAATGTTTTGGGTTATTAACGCCCTGTAAAATTGAATTAATTAAAGGAAGAATATTATGGCTGGTGCAGGATTTAAAACTTTCGTTGCTGGTGCGGTTTTGGGCGCATCAGAAGTAAACACTTACTTGATGCAGCAAAGCGTTATGACTTTTGCTACTACTTCGGCACGCAACTCAGGGATCACTTCGCCAAGTGCAGGGATGCTGACGTTCATTACAGGCACTAAAACTTTGGAGCTTTATGATGGTGCTGGTTGGACTGCTATTGGCGGTGGCGATTACAACACTTTTCCTAACCAAACCGCAATCACTTCTGGTGGGGTTACCCGTATTCAGCCGTTTGCCATTGAGCAGGGTTCACAATCGGTGACAGGATCACAGGCCATTTCTTTTACTACTGGTCGTTTCACAACTACCCCACAGGTGTTTGTAACTGTTCAGTCTTCTTCTTCGGTGACTAGCGCAACTGTTGCCAGCGCATCAAGTAGCGGTTTTACTGCTTACACTTGGGCTGGCGGTTCGGCTGGTGCGGTTGCCCGAAACGTTTCTTGGATTGCTATTCAGATGAAGTCGGGTGGCGCAAATGGCTAAGTATGTTGTTGTTTGTGACACTATTGATTGCCCTAATAATGGTGTTGAAATTGTTTTGGAAACGGATGCGACATCTTTTGGTTGTGGCCCTTGCGGTGAAGCGATTAGCAATGTGACCGTTATGGATTCTGAGAATGTCTGAGCAAATACCTGGTTGGGCGATTGAACTAATCAAGCAGGTTGAGCGTTTGAATGAGAAACTGCCCACACACGTTGATTGGGTTGAGCGCAACATTAAGGATCACGAAGCAAGGTTGCGCCAGTTGGAGCAGTTCAAGTGGGTTTTGATTGGTATTAGTTTGGCTTCTGGTGGGTTGGCTGCTGGTTTGATGAAAGTGTTTGGTGTGTGATGACACAGTTCCCTGTTGATGGCAAACCTGGTAAGGGTTGGAAGATTACTTCCCCGTTTGGTTGGCGCACTCACCCCACCAGCGGTAAAAGGTCGCATCATAACGGCGTGGACATTTGGTGTGGGGCGAATGTTTACAACGAAGCTTTCCATTTGGGTAAGGTCATTTTTGCTGGGCCATCGAAAAAGCGTAAAGCTGACGGAAGCGTTGGCGGTTTTGGTCATCACGTTATGTTGAAGCATTGGATTGATGGTCAGGTTTATATTTCTGTGTATGCGCACCTTGTTGAAGGTTCGATTGCTGTGAAGGTTGGTGATTCGGTTCGTGCCGGTGTGCCGTTGGGCAAGATGGGTGCGACTGGTGATGTGACTGGGAAGCACCTGCATTTTGAAATTTATAAGGGCAAGCGTTACACCTGGTCGGCGGATGGTAAAAACTTTGTTGATCCGATTGCGTTCATTAAGGCGTTGCAGGTGAAGGAAGCTTTGTTGAAGGCTGCCCCGTTGCCTACCCCTGATGATGCCCCTGTTTTGTCAGCAACAGAAGTTGCTGTTAAGTCTGCGCCTGTTTTGAAAGTGGTTAAGTGATGCGTGATCGTGTTGATGCTGTTGTGGCTGTTGTTGGTTCTTTGTTGTGGCGTGGCTTTGGTTTGTTCCTGTTCATTTTGGGTGGGTCGGCTGGTGTTGGTGCTGTGGTTTCGGGTTCGTGGATTACGGGTGTTGTGATTGCGTGGGGAACTTTGATGATTGGTGTGGTTGGTGCGGTTGGTTATGCGATTGCTACTACTGGGCGTGCTGATTCGGTTACTGTTGAAACAGCGGTGCAGGATGCGGTGCAGAAGGCTCAGGAACAACAGGCTAAGAAATAGTTTTTAGGCAACAGAAAACCCCCAGCCGATATTTGCTGGGGGTTCTGTCTTTCCCCTGATAGGGGGTTAGGGGGAAGTCTATGCGGCTAACTGCATTTTCTCAGCGGTTGCCTTGTTGATAAAGCCGTTGTAAAGAAGTGCTGATGCTAGGTTATCAATCTTTGAAAACTGAGCTAGTAGATCGTTTAGAAGTGCAATGCTTTCTTCGCGGTTGTGACCGGTGGTGACTTTGCGCTCAATCATTTTGTTGGTGTTCATTTCTTTTCCCTATCTTTTCGGCTGTCTGCCTTATGTATTTATTCAACCACAAATTTGGGTTGCTGTGGGCAAAAACACGAAAAAAGATAAACCCATTTATAACGATCCCGTTATCATTTTTTCCCTGTCCACAGTCGAAAGGCCACCCCAAACACCGGTCGGTTCGTTAGCTGTAACAGCGTATTCGCGACACAACCATTTAACGGGGCAGTCATTGCACAAAACTTTTGCGCCAGCAACTTGTTGCTTGCGAGTTTCCCAATCCACACCTGGCAGGTCATCATCCCAATAGTCAGGGAACTCTTGGCAGGGGGTTTTGTCTGCAAGGTTTTGGATTTCTCGCATCAAGTCTTTGTAAAGCTTTGTTTGTTTAGACACAGTATGAACACCTTTCGTTTCCTTTGGCGGTTTGGAAGCCGAAGGATTCAGCAACACGATACGCGGCTTGAATGTCTTTTGGCAAATCGGTGGTGTAGTCGGATAGTTTGCCAGCGCACCAGTCGCAAATGATTTCGACTGATCCGTTTTCGTTTTGGATAACCATAATGTCCTTCCTTGTTGTTAGTATTCAGATACTAATACAAGAATGGGAAAACGCGCCGGATTACTCAACGGCGCGTTCCCCGACACCAGATAGGAAAGATGATGTCTTTTTCAATTGTAGCGTTACCCGAAACACTTGGTTCGGCAAAGTTCATTGGGTTGTTCCCTAATGGGTCACCGCGCTGGCACGAAGTCAGGGCGCAGGGTGTGGGTGGTTCGGAAGTGGGAACGATTTGTGGCCTGAATAAGTGGGAATCAGCTTTCACTTTGTGGGCTAAGAAGTCGGGGAAGATTAGTGATCAGATTCCGCAAAGCGAACCGATGGAGTGGGGCAGCCGACTTGAATCGGTCATCCTTCAAAAGTTTGTGGATTCGCACCCTGAGCTTGAAGTGTGGGGTGATGCTGGCACTTGGCAACATTCTGCGGATGAGTGGGCGCACGCTAACCCTGATGGCATTTATCAGCGTCAGGATGGCGCGTATGGGATTATTGAAATTAAAACAGCCGCCTACCCTGATGATTGGCAACTACTGCCACAGGGCGTTGTGGGGGCTTCTAGCGGTGTGCCACGCTACTACCTGACCCAAGTGCAACATTATTTGCGTGTGTTCGGGTTCAAAGAAGCCATTGTGTGTGCGTTGTTTAGTGGCAACAAGTATCGCGAATACCTGGTTGAAGCTGACGAATTTCAGCAGTCTGTTGATCGTGACCAAGTGTTGCGCTTTATGGGCAGTATTGAAACCGGTGTTGCCCCTGATTGGGATGGTTCGACCAGCACTTACGAAACAGTTAGGGTGATGAATCCTGAAATTACTGATGATGAAGTTGAGTTAGGTGACTTGGCTGAGCAGTTGATTTATGCGCACACAGAGTTTGCGGAATGTGAGAAAGCTTTGAACGCGTTGAAGTCGCAGGTTTTGGATGCGATGGGTTACGCTAAAAAAGGTTTGTTTGATGGTGACGTTGTTGTTACCCGTCAAGCAGGTAGGAACGGGGCAAGCCCGTTTCTGGTCATTAAGAAGGGAAAGAACTGATGGCTGGTTTTAACTTGGCAGATTATGAAACAGTTGAAGAAAGGTTGCGCCGTTTTTGGGCTGACCCTGTGGCGGTTGATGCACGAATTGTGTCGTTCAATCACACAACGGAAGATGACCGGAAGCGTAGCCAATGGGTTATCGAAACAAGGTTGTATTTGTCGGCGGAAGATCAGGCGAACGATTTGCCTAAGTCTTCGGGTTGGGCTTTTGAAATTGATGGCACAGGTGGTGCAAACAAAACGTCAGCTTTGGAGAACGCAGAAACAAGTTCAATTGGCCGTTGCTTGGCGAACTTTATGTTCAGCGGTAATAAGCGTGCCAGCAGGGAAGAAATGCAGAAAGTTGAGCGCAACCTGGTTGGGCGTGACTGGATTGCCGAAG